TTCTACTCCTGGTGATGTTAATGCCATTTTTCGTTTTCTCCTTGCAAGTTTAACGTATACTAGAGTTATTTATTCAATCGTATGGTTTTTACGATATAACTTGCTATTTTTAGGTGCCTATATAGGCGACGTAAATAAGTGTATGGTATACAACAACAGACCGCTGTGTAAGGGGTGTAAAGCAAAGCCAAGGGCCTATGCTTACAAGAAAGGCACGACCATCTACTGGCGTAGCTTGTGTGATACCTGTAATAGAAAGAAGGCCGGCAAGAAGGTGGGAGGAGTCACAGCCCTACAGAGATCTGGATACAAGAAACACAAGAAGTGTGAGCTGTGTGGATTTAGGGCACAAAAGCAATCTCAACTGGATGTGTTCTTTGTGGATGGGAGTATGAGGAATACTGCTACTACTAACTTAAAAACTGTTTGCGCCAATTGCCAAAGGCTGGGCAGTGTCCGTAAGTTGGGATGGCGTATTGGTGATCTTGTTGCTGACGAGTAGATTGTCAACCTGTTGATATAACTCTTTTAAAGTTCCGTCGTTCTTGATCACATAATCAAAATCTGATTTCGCCCATGCATATTCCGAAGAATGGATGCCTGCAGGCATTATGTTACCTTCAACGTAGCTTGTGAACCAATCAGGATCTTGCCCTCTTTTCACGAGGATGATCTTGCCACCGGACTCTCTGATTGTTTTGATCTCATTCTCGAATCTGGTATCGGAAATAACTGTAGGTTCTCCTTTGTATCTAGCTAGACAGCTGTCAATCCATATGGCATCATGCATGTTCTGACGCATCACTTCTGTGCCAAAGTGTTGTAGTACCCAACGTGGTGTCACATCCTTGTTAAATTTCTTGCTCCAGAAAGCATCGGGCTTTTCTCTCCATGCTCTACTCTCATCAGTCTTGCCTTCTAGCATTTCCCTGTCCCAGTTGAACATGGAACCGACTGCATCTTTTAAACTCTTTGCAAATGAATCTTTTTTAAAGTTGTGTTCTCGTACAAGTCTTTCCGCAACTGTGTCCTTACCAGAACCTATTAATCCTACTACACCTACTAACATAGGTTTATTATACTATTTTTTTAAACGTTTTTCAATCTCTTTTTTAACATCATGGACTGATGTTAATACCAGTTTTCGTACGCCCAGTTTCTTTTCTTTTAAGGCATGTATGGCAACATTCTCTAGATCATCAACCATGTTAGCTAATTCTTCTAGTGTGCATTTGGAAAGTTTTTTGTATCGAGTATCTATCATGATACTATTATTTAAATGGAGAGTGTGGTCAATTAACCAATAACAAAACTGTGTGGATTTCCGCCTTCTGAAAAATTACCAATTTCCAGTTCAAGTCTTTCCATCTCTGCAACACCTTCACTCTTAAGAGCGTCACCGTTGAGGGTTGTTCCACCCTGTGGTCCTGCAATGGTGTTGAATTTGCCTCTTGCTTCTCCCAACATTACCTTGGATACTGCGAGTGTGTAATCTCTGATCCATGGTTTTGAATAGATGTCCTTGAACAGTGTGATGTCTGGTCTAAAGTTGTCAGTGTGCATAAGGATTGTTTCGTCATCTGCTCTAGGTCTTTGTGTGATTGTTAATTTCTTTGTTGCCACATCAAAATGGTACTGTATGAAACTTCCAAACATCTTTCCTACCAGTTCCTGGTATGATGCAAAAGCATAGTAAGTGGCCAGTCCACCCGTTGCACCTGCTCTTAACAAGTATGTGTTTGTGTAGGCCAAGTTGAAAGGTTCAAAAAGTGTTCCACCTTCTCCGCCTTCTGTCCTAGAACCAACACTTCTCCTGTTGAGATTTCTCACGTTGATAATCTCATCTGGTAAGATATATGTGTTCTGATTTTTCTTTAAAGTAAGAAAAGCATACGACTCTTCTACAGCATTTGATGATCTCTGTCTGAATTTGTTTATAGCTCTTTCCAGTGCCGTTTGATAGTGTTTAGGGTCTAATTCAACGTCAATCATACCATCACCTAGGTTATTTTTGACGTAATCGAATATCTCTTGTTGTCCTGTTTGTAGTTCTGACATACTCATATTTATAACCTTTGTCTGTGCAATAAATATGTATGATATGCCAAGATTATCTATTTTCAAGCCTGAAAAGGGCAACGACTACAAGTTCTTTGATCGTAACATCAACGAGATGTTTCAGGTGGGTGGAACTGACCTACACTTCCACAAATACATAGGTCCTTATGATCAAGGTAGTTCACAGAAGGATGGAGATGCATCACCATCACAACCGCAGTATTCGGGTGATAGCCTAAACGAAAGAACCATACAGGATCTATTATTTCTGGAGAACAGGGATAGAAAATATGCAGACGACATCTATATCGTGAGAGGAATATACAATGTGCAAGATGCAGACTTTAATCTATCACAGTTTGGAATGTTCCTACAGAATGATACACTATTTTTAACTGTACACCTTAACGATATAGTAGAAAGAATTGGGAGAAAACCTATGGCGGGCGATGTCATAGAATTTCCTCATATGAAAGAAGATTATTCCTTAGATGAGAGCATACCGATTGCACTGAAAAGATATTATGTTGTCGAAGATGTGAACAGAGCGGCAGAAGGATTTTCTGCAACATGGTGGCCACACCTGTTGAGATTGAAAATGAAAACGATGGTTGACTCTCAGGAGTTCAGAGATATAATCGGTGATGCGGCAACAGAAGGTTCTCTTGCCAGTTACATGTCAACGTTTAACAGAGAAAAAACAATTAATGATCAAGTTGTTGCACAGGCAGAAGAAGATGCTCCCAAGTCTGGATTCAACTACAAACAATATTATGTTGCACCCATAGACGAGAGGGGTAATATCAGAACAGATAATGTCAACACAGAAGAACAAAGAGCAAGTGGAGACAAGATAGTCAATGCAGTTATCGACACACCAGCAAGTTCGCACTATGGTTTCTACATGGATGGCGATGGTGTTGCACCAAACGGACATCCTGCAGGATTCGGAATCAGTTTTCCAAATGCAGGTATAGACAAAGGGGATTATTTCTTGAGAACAGACTTCTTACCAAACAGGTTGTTCCGTTATGACGGAACCAGATGGGTCAAGATAGAGGACTCTGTCAGAATAACTACAACAAACAATGATTCTAGAGCAAACTATAAAACAGGTTTTGTCAACAACTCATCATCTGATACCATAAATGGATTAACTGTAACGCAGAGACAATCGCTTACAAATGCTCTTAAACCAAAGGCTGACAATTAAAAATGTTACACTTCTATGAAGGTCAGATTAGGAAATTTTTAACTCAATTTATAAGAATATTGAGTAATTTTTCTGTTGAGACCGGCAAAGGCAAAGATGATTCAATCACTTTGAGAGCTGTTCCTGTTGTATACGGAGACCCAACAAGGCAAGTTGCAAACATCATTAGACAGAATTCTGAGAATGCATTACAGTACACACCAAAGATAGCGGCATATGTTAGAGAATTAAATTACGACAGGGAAAGGATGCAAAACCCATATCACATTGAGAAACAGCATCTAAAAGAAAGAGGCGTTGACAGTGACGGGAACTACACGAATCAACTGGGTGCAGGATACACTATTGAAAAAGTTATGCCATCACCGTTCAGATTAGAAGTTACAGCGGATATATGGAGTTCAAACACAGATCAAAAATTACAGATTTTAGAACAAATTTTATATCTTTTCAACCCGGATTTCGAGATACAGAAATCAGACAACTACATTGACTGGACCAGTTTGAGTTACGTGGAATTAACAAATATAAGTTTTAGTTCTAGAACGATCCCGGTCGGTGCTGACACAGAAATAGATGTGGCAAGTTTATCGTTCTCAATGCCTATATGGTTATCACCACCTGTAAAAGTCAAGAAATTGGGTGTTGTGCAGAAGATCATCATGAGTGTTTACGACGACGATGGTGGAATAGCAAAAGGATTGATAGACGGTTCTTTGATATCGAGAAGTTTTATCACACCAAACAATTTTGGATTATTGGTTACA